ACTTCGGATCGATGTTAATTTTGTTGGCCCGGAAAATGTCTTTGTCGGCGTCGGTCAGTTTGTAGCCGGGTTGCGAAATCCTTTTTACAACCTCGTCGAGCGCCATCTTGGTTTCGTCGCCAGGCTTAGGGTCTTCTATCTTCGGCGGATTCACCACGCCGTAGGCCTGCTTGTACTGCTCGCGCTGAGGTTGAGTCCACTGGCTCTGCGGAGTCTTCACCAACTCGTCGATTGTCGCCTGGGCTTGCGCTGTGGACAGTTCGTGCTGGCCGCCAAGTTGCGCTGTCTGCCGCTGCGCCTGATATTCCGGCGACTGGTATTGCTTGATCTGCCAAAGAACCGGCGGACCTTTCATCATGTCGATCTTATGCAGCGCCGCGAGCTTCACCTTCGGGTCCGGACTCTTTGCATCCTGCGCCAGTTGCTGCAATTGCTGCTGCGGAGTCTGGGGCTGGTCTGCCGACTGCTGACCTTGCCCTTGAGCAGACTTCTTCGACTTCTTTGGCTTGTTGCCGTCCGGCCCGTTGATGATCTTGTCTTGCCACTCTTTCATGGCTCCCCAAGAGCCCTGCACGGCGGAGACGGCCGTATCGTATTCTGCGTCTCCTGGCTTCGCGCCGCTGCGCGCCAACCCATCCAGACGCTGTGCGTCCTGCTCATACGACGCCCGAAGATTGTCGCTCTTCGCTTTGAACTGCCCGGCCACCTTCTGCGCGGCAGCCGCCTTGCCGTTCATGTAACCCTTGAAGATGTTGTCGAGGAGACCAGCCGCGGCTCCCGCCTTCGAGATCGGCGCGCCGGTAAACTGGAATGGCTGACTTTGCGGAACTGGAGGCGGAGGAGCCGCTGGCTCGGGCGGCTGGTACGCCTGATAGGGCTGCGCGGCTGTCGGATCATATGTGTTTGAAGGCATCTCGTCTCCTATATTCCAAACAGCGCGGCCAGGCCGGTTGCTCCACTGGCAGAGGTGGTGTCGCCAATCAACCCGGATATATCTCCGCCTAAGCCGCCGAGCGCGCCCAAGCTCTGCCCTTTTTGCTGAGCCTGCAACTGCTGCTGTTCGAGCTGCTGGTTACCGATCTGGCCGTATCCTGAATTGGACGCCCCGAGACCGGAAATGGCTGTATTGGCGGCTGCATTGCTCTCGCTGGTTCCTTGGCCGGCGAGTTGGCCGAGTGCATTAAAAGATCCTTCATAGGCTCCAGTCGCCGCCTTTCCAACCGCCTCGCCTTGAGCGACATCGGCATTTTCCAGAGCCAACGCCTTCTCGCCGCCTGCCGGCGCATTGTTCATAATATTCTGTTTGGCTCCGGCTGTGGATTTAGCAATTTGCTGGGTGGCGGGAGAAATCGCGGTTGCAATAGCATACGGGTCACCCGACGCCAAAGTTTGATAGTGATTTTCCGCTGTGACGAAGCCGGGATTTGACTCGTTGAAAAGCGTCTGCGAATTTTGATTTTGCTGCTGCGCAATGGCGGTCAGAGCGTTGGAATTATTGGTCTCCGCAGAGCTGACCGCCGAGCTAACCCCCGTTGCACTTTTTCCCATCTCGCCACACTCCTACGGCGAAATGATAGCAGGACTGGAGGGCCGGGGAACTGGCTTGCGGGAGATGATTTTCAGGATTTTTCGCGCGGGATTCCGCTATATATGGGGGTGTTGGCGCACTGCGGTCCATCCGCGAGCAGACCGTCGAGAGGAATCGAGCCTGTCGCCGCCCCGCAAATGTCGCACGGCCCGGCCCAGTCTTCCGGTAGGGAGTTGTGGCATCGGACGCACCAGCGACCCATCAGGTAATCCGGCTGGCGGCCTGGGCGCGCATAGCCGAATCTGTCGTGGATGGTGTCGATGGCGTTTTTGAAGCGATCGGCGATAAAGGAATCTGCGGAGAAATCGGTCATGGATTTTCCTGATGGCACTGGCACTCGCAGGGGGCATAGAGGTTGTTGGGGAGCCGGCGCACCTTCGAGCAATTCTCGTGCTTTCCTTTTTTGGCAACTGTACGATTCTAACAGGTTTACCACAGCGGTTGAAAAGCCCCTAGACGCGCAAGCCTCTTCATTTCGGCTTGCCAATACTTCCCGTGCCCCATATCTCTTCTGTACTTACCGTTGACCTTCAAGTGCGCCATTTCGTGAACCAAAGTCATAAGGTAGACGCAATCCGAGGAGTCTTCTTCGATGGCGATTATCACTAATACGTCACCGGCTCTCCCTAAGAAGCATCCTAGACAACCTTCTTTCCCTATGTGACGTTCGATGATCTTCGATGGAACAAAAACAACCGATACGCAACTCACATCGGGGATCGTGTTCCCAAAATACTTCTTTTTGATCGCTGTGTAGTCTCGCAGTGCTCGAACTCGACGGCGCTCTCCTATTGTCAGTTTCAATTTGAGAAGAGCCTCTTTGTCTTCCGTTAATAACGCCATTTGTTGCTCCTCAGAACGGTAGTTCCGGCTGTAAATCATCCTCGGTTGCCGCCACGACCTCGCACCTGCAGCCGGGGAACCGGCGCTCGAAGACCTCGAATTGCACGGCAACCGCCTCGGCCGTCCGCTCCACAGGTTTATCGTCCAACTGCACGCCGTCGGCGTCGAACGCCTGGACGACGACCCAATCCTCGGCGGCGACCGGCGCGGTGCGCTCTGCTTCGGGAATGACCTCATCGACCTCCGGCCACTGGACATCGATCACGGGCGCGGGCGGCACCAAACGCGGCTGCGGAATAATCTTGACCAACTCGACCTGTTCCTCTTCAACCTTCCGAGGGTTAAAGAAGTAGATGCCCTCCCCAAGTTGCCCTTGCGGCACCACTTTCAAATCCATGCCCGCAGGAATCCCCGGCACGTAGGTCGAACTGTACGGGAAGAAGACCGCGGCAATCTCGCCGGCAGCCAGCCGGGCCACCTGCTCGTCGATAACCTCGCGGGAATCGCCGATAGCCGGATACTCGACGGGGAGTTGCTCAACAACCGGCTCGACAGCCACAAGCGCCGGAATCTCCGCGTTCGCCGCCCGATACTGCTCAACCAGGAAGTCGGCCACATACTGCTCGAAATCCTCGCGCATCAGCGCCGACACCACCAGCGGAACGAGTTTGGTCCCGCGCAACTGGAAGCAGGGAATCTCGCCGCAGTCTTTGAATCCGAAGCGGCCCATGAACTTCGCGGTGAGGGTGTTGTCGGTGTAGCGGTTGCCGATGATTGCGCGAAGATCGAACTCTTTGAAGATATAGGCGAGGCCGAGCATGGTCACGATCTTCTGGTCTTCGGTTCCCCACGCCTCCCGATAAAACCCATAACCAGAGATCATCGCCTTCTCTGTGCTGTTCGTGCCGAGCGTAACGGTTGGGAAAGCAAAGCCGAGCTCGTGAAACTTGTCACCTTCCCATCGGCCAAGGATAAGAAGAAATGCGCGCGTGGCGAGATAGGTGACGATGGAGTTGAAGTCGGATGCGGGATTGCCGCCAAACGTCGCAGTGAGTATTCCGTCACCCGAACGGCGCTTGGACTCACGGCAGCGATTGTATAGGTGGCCGAGATAGTCGTCAGGGAAGAGATCGGCGTTCTTCTTGTCGTAGCGGATGGCTTGAAGGTCGCCGAGGCGGTAACCGTCTTCTTTTAAGGCCAAGAGAACATCAACTTTATCCACCATACACCACCAACTCCTTCGGACCTTCCTTGACCAGTTCCAGTACGGGTTTTCGATTCCACGGCAAGTCCGCTACGTCCCATGAAATGAAAGCAACTTGCGCTGGTCCTTCAAAGAGAATCTGATTGCCAATCTGACGGCGCATGAAGATCGTTCCATTACCGTTCTTGAAGTAACTCTCGCGGACTTCGACAAGGCCTTCCATCACCGTCCAACCTCCAACGCCAGCAACACCACGCCGGCAATCAGCAGCGCGACCGAAGAGAAGCCGAGTGAGTAGAGAATCAGCAGCGGGAAGAAGGCTCCCGGCTTCGTGCCCTGTCCGTGGTCCATTTCATAAGGACCGGCTGGCAGGGCAAGGCGAAGGGCGATCCACAGAGCGACGGGCAGGGCAATTACAAGATAGATGGTCATTGGCTACCTCTTTCCGGCGTGAAGGAGCGCGTCGAGTAATTCATCGGCGCGCTTCCCTTGTTCATGTTCAGGGTTCTACTATACCCGGCGCGGCCCAGGAGCCTGCTGCGGCAGAGCCAGGCCGGAAGCGGAAGGTCCGGCGTCGAAGGCATCCGCGGAAGCCTTGAGTTGAATGGCGCTGTTCAACATTTGGCCCAGCGGAGGGTCAGCCACGGAATATGCGCCGTCGAGAATGAGCGCGCCGCCGACGCGACCCAGGAATGTACTCACATCCCGCAAAGTGTTCACGAGTTGGCTTTTGGTGGGGGGTTGGTTGAAGGAGATTGCGTCAAGTTCCAAATCTTTCACATCCATGAATTGTCCTCGTCTAAGCGTTGGTTACGCTTGCAATTCAAATGTACACCCGGTATCCGATTCTTGCAAGCGGAAAATCAGGCGCTCACTGCTCGGGCCGTAAACTGCTTCATTGTCTCAGGGAAATCAGATTCCTTGTCGGATAGGCGGTAGATTCTGTGCTCGTCGACAAAATTCGTCTCCATGAACCTCTCGTAGCAGGCGAAGCATTTGAGGCGCCCGTCCACCTGAAACACCGCCTTCGGGTGTCTCGACCTGCATTTCTTGTCTTCACATAGCCTAAACGCCACAGTCGCCTCCGTTACGTTTGAAGTTCATACGGCCTGAAATTATTACCCGCACCAACCGGCTTCCACTCGATCTTGATCGGAGCCCACATCTGGAAGCGATCTGGCGGAACCGCTCCGGTTGCCAGCGCAACCAGTCGCCATGTCCTGAAGGTGAACGCCGTCGTCCCTGGGTTATTGTTCCCAAATCTCTGCCGGATCACCGTGCGCGTCACGGCCGCAGGCAGCGTGAACGTGAAGTAGGGAATCGCGTTGTTGTCGGCATAGAGGCTCACAGCGATCGGCGCCGGGGAACTGTAATCAAAGTAGGCCTGCTTGGCGAACTTCGATTCGTCTGTCCCAAACTTGATCCAGTAGGAATCAACAGTCGCCGTCAGCTCCGCCAACTCGGCCGCGTAGATGTCCTCCTGGTAGAGAATTGGCGCAACCGTCACCGGGATGGTGTGAACGATTGATGCGCGATACGCCTCCTGCCCGAGTCCGTTGTTGACGAAGAGATTCACTTTGTCCCGATGCGTGGTTGAGGCATTCGCTAGCGGAACCGAAATGAACCCGTCCTCGAAGAGCAGCATCGAGGTCATCACTTGACCCTGCGTGTTCACGTCCACTTCATAGCAGTTCCACTGCTTCTTGTTGTGCGGCTTGCCGAGGTCGCGGTACGGCGACTGGATGATCAAGTTGATCGGCGTCTGGATAAGCGTCGGCGGGCTGGCCGTGTTCCATCCACCGTCGTCGTAGTCGCCCACCTGATCCTGCACCACGGCGTACTTTCCGGCCCCGATCTGCTTGCCGACGAGGAAGACGTTCGTGTCGCGCTCCCAGAGCATCGCGGTCGCGGCCACGTCATCATACCGGAAGCGTTGGTACTGCGTGTCGTAGCTCATGCGATACCGTGGGCTGCCGGCGTTGAGGCTGACATAAGAGCCAAAAATCTGATTGTTATAGTAGGCGAACACGTCCTGTCCGGCCTGAGTTGGGTCGGCCTGCGGCGGGATGCACTGCGGGTTTCCGCGGAAGATCCATTCAATCGGTAGCGTCTTGTATACGCCGTCGGCCCCGGTGAACTCGCGCCAGCCGTCAGCCGCACGGTAATAGACCGCCCCCTCAACCTCAATCCAACCATTCCTCGCCACGATGCCATGCACGGAGCCTGTCGTCTGAGGATAGGGCTGCGCGCCGCCCACAATGATCTTCCACGTCTTCAGCGTACCGACAATCAGCGTTCCGCGCCAGTTGATGACCGCGTTGATAATGTCGTCTGGAGTTGAGACAGGAATGTAGTTCTGCGGACCGAAATTCTCCGGTAACCCTTTTTTCGAGTAGTAAAGGTTGTTGGGATTGTTCACGTCGCCAGCCAGCCACACCTGGCCGTAGGCCTCGGCGCACAGACTGCATGGCTGCCGGGGAACGGCGTAGACGCTTACCGGCTCACCCTGATTGTGCTGGAGGCGGAGAATTGCCGAGAAGGTTGTATTTCCGCCAGAGGTACTTCCTCCTCCAACTACTGCAACAACCTCTTCGTTTGACGGGTTTCCGACGATGACGAGTTGATTTTGGACGATAGTATACAATCCGACTATTTGGACCAGCTGCGGGGTAAAGGTGCTGTAGATCGAAGAGAGGCCAGAAACAATGGTCGATGAGGCCAGCGTGGTCTGAATTGGAGTGACAAGCGATCTCGTTACCGGCGGATCGTTATCGAGAACCAAAATCTGCGCCTGCTGAATATAGGCGTCCGCGATCACATCCTTGAAGACAAACTGGCCGGTCCCGGTCACGTTCGGAATCTGTCCAACCTGAACCCAATTCGATGACAGCGTTCCACCACGGCGGTACTGGCGCACATGGGTTACTTGTGGATCGGGAGAATACTGGCCTACCACCTGCGCGGCCTGGCACAAGAATATCGGCGCGGATGTTGATGCAAGATAGCCAAAATCCGCATTGAACATCTGCTCTGGGCAAGGTGACGACTCGGTTCCAGTCGCGGAGTTATAGTATGTTGAGCGATAGTCGTAGCCAACTCCCGAGAACGATGATGGTCCATATCCCCATTGCAGGTACAATCCATTGCAGGAGAATGATGCGCCACCATTTGAATTGGTTGTTACCGTCAGCATCCATCCAGTCACATTCGACCAATCCATACCGGCCTGACCGGCCTGACCAACGGGAAGGAAATTTCCACGAGGGATGTAGCAGGCTTTCCATGAGTCCGACCCAGTTGACATACTCGTCGGCTGCAATTGCGCTGTGGTTGTTCCTATTGTCTGTCCAGAAATTAGACCTAGAGTGTCCGCTAGTATCTGGTTTTCTGTGGTCTGGTACGCCAACTGGTTTCCATCCACCCCTTGTTGATAGTAAGCTGGAGATATAAACGCCGTGTAATAGTTATTCGTTCCCGATCCAACGAAGAATTGCAGTTGTACTTGCGCTATATTAGCAGGATCAGAAGTAAGGAAAGTCAGAACTATTAGGTCGCTATCTGTCACCTGGTTGCTCTGGTTTAAGTCTAGAGATGTGGCGCTACTCACTGTCCCGGTTGAGCTTGCTGCCGCAATCGTGCCACTCCATGCGCCAATCGGGAAATTTGCCGTGGTAGGAGGAACCCACTCGTAAAATCCCCACGCGCTCATCTGTGAAGGATATGGAGAAGTATACTGATTTGTCAACACGCAAGCGGGTGGGTTTCCGGCATAACTACCGCTTGCATCCGCATATGTTACATACCCCCCCGTTGCTCCAATCTGCGTTGCCGACTGATATGCTACCACTAAACTTGTCGTCGTCGGAGCGGATATAACTTGATAAAATCCGTCCACAAGATCGCTTGACGATGCGTAAATTGCCATCAAGTTATTAGCCACCAAACCGTGCGCGGATGATGTGTTGACAAGTAATTGTGTGTATAGTCCTCCAACAACGGTCTGTGATGTTACGCTCAATATGTTCACAACCGCCTGCGTATTGGAGTTGAGGACCGATAGCATCCCGTTTTGTATTGGACCAAACGCCCCCGCGCTACTTACTGTCGCATAGGCATATGTTATATACCCTGCTGCTGTGACCTGACCTGCTCCAACTACATACGAACTATATACCAGTGCGGTATTGTATATTCTAAATTCCAAAAGCGACAAATTTCCTGTTGCCACACTGAATGACACCGTTGTAGACGGTAAGGTATTGACTCCTGTACTGTTGTTATTAAAACTATAAAAGCTATTCCATGTGACTCCTCCATCTGGGCTATATTGATAATTAACTTCCGCATTACCGGAAGTTAGCGCCGACACAGACGTACTAGCTTCTATTGTCACGAATGCAGTTACTGTTTCTCCAGATGCGGGGACAATCGAAGCAAACCCACTTATCGACGCGGATGTGTTCGCGCTGGAGCCTATCCCGTTTTGGATAGCGTTGGCAAACGCACTTCCCAGACTACCCGATGTTGGATACCTGGTTCCTCCACCTCCTAACGGTTGCACCCCTATAAACTGAGTAAAATCAACTATATTATTTCCTGTATTTGCCGTTAGGGTATTGATGTTACCCCATCCCCACGGAGAAATTCCTACAATGGTATATGAATTTGTCTGCGCAAAACTATCAATCATAGTGAGCAGCGGGGCGTAAGGATTCACATTCAGGGTATACGGAGATGGATCAATGCCGGTGAGTTGCGGGGAGCCTGTTCCTTGGTCCTTGATACTGGCGTTCTGGTCGTAGATGAAGAGATAGGCTTGGCTTGTCTCGAAGCAACTTTGGATGATAGACTCAAATGGCTGGCCGGAGAGAACAATTTGTGTCCCGGTAGCGGTTGTCGGCAGAGTTAGACCCGTGTAAGCACCTTGCGCGTTGCCAGCGCGCCGCCAGAGAGAACCATCAGAAAGTCCAGCATAACGCCATGCGCTACCAAGAAATGTGAGGCGGCTCAAACTGGTAACTGGCTCGGTAAAATAATAATTGCTGGTCCCTGTGCCTGCGGGGTCGCGATTGATAATAATTGTCCCGTAACGGCTGGACATCGAATTTTCTGCCCTGGAAAGACAATTTAAATCGTTGAGGTAAGTATCTGGCGGGCACTGATCTTCTATATCTCTTGTGATTAAACCTCTGTCGCGATAGATGAATGGAATCGATTTGTATGTTGTTTCCTCTGCCATGTTGTTCTCTTTACGTCGGCGCCGTGAAGGCAGTTACCAATCCTGCGGTGAAAGTCAAAGATCCATTCATCCCGCCGACTGTTAGTTTGACCAGTGTCACCGTTCCGCTCACTCCAGTTGCCAAGGTTGCCGTGATCGTTGCAATTTTTGATGCCTGAGAGTTCGAGGTCACCTGCAATCCCGTCAATCCCTTTAAGGCATTAGATCCGCCGATGTCGAGTTGCGGCCCGAGAGACGCGGCGCCATACTGAGTGGCCGCATGACCCGCCGAGATTGCGTCTGATGGGGAAGTGGGCGCGGCCAGGCCTGTGATTGTGCTGCCGGCCACGTCAATACCTGAAGGGAGAACACTCGGGCCGCTCGATCCTTGCAGAGATTGAATCGCTCCAATGACCTGGTTCAGCGTCACATTGACGCTCCCTGGGTTCTCCGCAAAGTCTTTGGCGGTAAACTGGACACGCTGAATCGGCAGCGGTGTGGCGGCCGGGGGAGCGGGGCGAGGGGTTGGGTTGGCGCTCATTGTTTCGTCCCCATCTTCATAGCCTGGATATACCGCCCGGTCGCCATGACCACTTGAGTATACCGCTTGAGCGCGAACTCGGCCATCTGCGGCTGCTGAGCTACCCCGTCCTTGCCCCAAGCGTAAGAGAGCGCCAAATACTTGACTCCGTGGATCGCCACATCAGGGACAAGAAATTGATCGAGCATCCCCAGCGTGTCCGTGTCTCGCGCCGCGCAGAGCAACTCGACCGGAAAGTTCGACGATGGCCGCCCGCCGACTCCCCAGCGGTAGAGCCCGGCCCGGTCCTCAAACCAGCTTTGTAGCGGCCCGACGTAATTGGACTGCCAACTACGATCTTGCTGGACGAGCTCCTCCTGCGTCAACTCGTACAGTCTACGCATGGATTGAATTGTACCGCCTGTCGTCGATCCATCGGCGCCGACCTGCCGGTAAGTGATGACGTTGGGTGACGGCGCGCTGACAACCGCGAAGACGCCGGCGAAGGATGGATCGGTCGGATTGACCACGGCGAAGGTGTTGTACTGGACCAGGTTTGTCGGCCCGCCCGCGGTAAGCGTCACAACTCCGCCGGCGCGCACCATGCTGGTGATGCCGATGTCGAGCGCCGAGGCCGCGATGCGGTCGATCAGGATGGCCGTGGGCGGCGTGTCCTGGTAGATCTGGCCTATATTCACCGTCTGGAAGAACCGCTGGTAGAAGCACGGCACAGCCATCAGGAACTCATTCTGCGCGCGCGACAGGTACTGCAGCATCTCCGCTTGAGTGAAGATCGGGTCCGTGGCCTCTTGTGTTGGGAAGGTTGCTCCCCAGACAGGTGCAGCCGCGGCGTGCGCGTTGACGAAGTTGGCGGTGAAAGTGGTGGGAGAGGGAACCGTCAGGACGGTGACAACCTCCTGGGCGGCGTTGCCCGGCACCTCGACGACGAGTTGCGCGCCGGGGTACATTGCGTAGGTGCTGGCGACAGTGGCTGTGCGCGCCGCGCCTGCTGTGATGGGGCTGGAGAGGGCGACATAGACGGCGGGTTGGACAAGGTGGGCTGCCACCTCCATCAGAACATCAGCCGCCGTTCTAAACCCCGTCCCTGGACTTGCCACTCTTCACCCCGCAATGCTCCACGTGCCGCCTTTTCCCCGTTTGTTCCCTTACGCTACGACGAGCGCCTCTTCCGGAACAGCAACCGGGTGCGTCTCATCCCAGTCCGCCGGCTTATTGACGCCAAACTTTCCAACTCCACCGCAGCTCGAACACGTCGCCGACATGACGCCGGGGCCGCCCGCCATCTTCTGCGTGGTCTGGCCGTGGCCGTCACAGCCGAGGCATTCTGCCACGAATGCTCTGCCGAAGCAGATTTTGCAGGCCCGCTCGCCCGTGCCTTCGGGATGCTTTGCGAGGCCGCACGAGCACTCGCTTACTGCGCCGTGAAATTGCTGGATTCCGTTCGCCATGGAAATCTCCTATCTCTTGGTTGTTGGGTTGATGTTGGATGCCGCGCCGTATCCGCTCGTGAAAAGCAGCGGGTCGCGCAGGTCTTGCACGGCGGACATCCTCTTCGCGCCCTGCAGGTACTGGTCGAAGAGTTTCATGCCCTCCTGGAACTCTCCTCCGAGTTCCTTGATTCGGCAGTAAAAAGCTGCGTACTCCTCGATCAACTGGAAGAAGTTGTCCTCGAAGACTACGCTCTCGCTTCCAGTGTACGGCCAAACGTCGGTCGTTGGATACTGAATTGCGGTCACGTTGACGGTTTGTGGCGTGGAGACTGCCGGGTGGACGACAAAGAGGTTGAACCCGATCGGCGCCCAGCGTACGGCAACATCGTCCACATCCTGGCTCCAATCGCTCTGCCAACTTGTTTGCAGGTAGTCGAGATCCCACAGGTTCACCTTGTACAGCGGCGAACCCGCGCCCTGAATGTCGGTGATCGCCAGGTAGCCTTTCGGCACGGCCTGCCAAACGGAGTTCGCTGTCAGCGTGAAGGGAACGTTGACGATTTGCGTAGGCCGGCCGACAAGTAGGAGCAGATCGTTTTGCGCTTCCATCAAAGCGCTGAAGACCTCAAACTGCTGGCTCCACCACTGCCCAGGCCCGCCTGGATTTTCTTCCAAGCGGGATTGGACGTTCGCGGCGAGCGTGGAGATCGTGGCCATGGGTTATATCTGCGTGAAGCGCGGAACCAGAGTGCCGGACCCGAGCACCCAGAACTGCGACAACTGCATGGGCTGGCTCTGTCCGATAGACTCGAAATCAAGCGGAGTCGTGGCCCCGGAAGCGAGGTAGTCCATGACGCTCAGATCGGTAGAGGCCACAGTCGAAGCGTTCCCGATGTAGGTTGCCGCGGAAAGAGAGACTGGCTGGATATGCACGTTGCCGGCGTCCTCATTGAGCACACACCATTCACCGCTGGCTGCATGGGATTGCTTCAAGCCTTGAACCACCATCACGGTTCCAGATGTAATAGTCTTCACTGTCCCTTGATCTGGAATGGAGCCGACAGCGACAATGCCTGGCAGGAACGCCGCGGCCAAGCCGACAGCTACGCGATCGCCCGGCAAGAACCCTTTGGTCGAGGTGACGGTCAAAGAGCACTGCGTCTCGTTTGAGCCCGGCGTGAGGACTCCGCTGAATTGGTCCGGAGGCGGCGTGACAGCGGCGGTGACGGCCGACCCGAACAGTGGTTGCGCGGCGCCTGAAAGTGTGATGATTCCTGCAAATGGGCGAACGGCCATAGCTTAATCTCCCTTCAATCTGGTCAACGGATTCTTGGCGTCGCGACCATACGGCGACGGGCAGCATCCTGGCCCTTCTGTGCTGGTCACCTCGGCTGGATCATTCGTGTTGCGGTAGCTGGACTTGTAGCCGATGCCGCCCATGGCGCCACGAACGTTGTCCATGATGCTATTCGGCTTCGGAACGTACTTCCCCATCCCGCCCCAATCGTTCTTCACCTCGGGATCATACTCCTCGTGCGTCCCCAGGCGCGCGCGATCAATGTGGAAGTTGTCGGTGGCCGGCTTCGAGTTGGCTGGCGCGTCCACCTTGCCGAAACTCTTGCGCCGGAATACGTCGGTGACTCGTTCCGATGGGTTCATGGTTGCCTGCTTCCCGCCCTGCGCTTTGTGGCGCGGTGCAACTTGCGCTTTTTCGTTTTGCGCTTCACCGTCTTCCGCTTGGAAGAAAGCCTGGCTGCCTTCTTCAAAAACCTCGACGAGTAGCTACGAGCTTCCATTTCTGGAGTTTCTTTGTCTTCACGCATATCTCTGCCTCACTTGAGAGAATTTTCTTTTAACAAGATCGCTTACCGTTACCTCGCGCTGCTGCGGTGGATCGTCGAAGTTCTGTGCATCTGAGTTCAGGACTACGCTTTGGAACCCGTAAGTCTTTTCCGCCGCCGACAACTCCCGCAAATTACCAACATGAACCTTTTTTCCAAAGGAGTCATGGACGTGATCCAGTGTGATGTCGAAGCTGTTAGCTGTCGTATCAGCTAGTTCTCGCGGCCTCTTCATACATCCACAATCCACTCCATGCCATTGCCCCTTATAGGGAGGCTCAAGTCGAAAAATACGCCGATAAACCACTACGCCGCATCTGTCGCAAGTCTGTGCCATCTCGTCTCTTACCTCGTCTCCATCTTACCACTACCAATCGTTTATCGCACCACCACTCATGACAGCGTGCTGCGCATCCCAGAGCGATCCACCCGGCGTATAGAACGGCAGATCCTCGCCCTGGATCGTCGCGCTCGTCCGGTACAGATTCTCGTCCTCGTTCATCATCTCGACCAACAGGCCTTCGTACTCTTGGTGGAAGGTGCTCGCCAGCGACAGCGCCGTCTGCGGATCATAGCCGGGGTTATCCTTCGGCTTGTAGCGCAGCGCCCAGCACATCGCCTCTTTGATCACCACGTCGCAGCGGATGTACGGCGGCAGGGAATCAGTATCGTTTACGAGGTTGGCCGGCTGCGTGTACGCCATGAAGGGCAGTGCCTGTTGCGTGAAGGGCGCGGGCCAAAGCTCAATCAGATAGTTCCCATTCGGATCCGCCGGCATCGGTGCCAGTCCCCACGGAAAGTTCACAGTGATGCGCCACGGGTCGCGATTGTCCAAATAATCTTGAGTGAGATTCGTCCACAACTTGAATCCCATCTGCATGTTGACGCACGTCTTGATGTACTTGATGTTTGGGCCGAAACTGTAATACATCTGCACGATGTAGTAGCCGGTCGTCTGCGTCGTCTGCCCCGGTGGGAACGGGCCGCCCCAGGGAAGCTCCAGCGTCAGCACCTGCGCAAAGGGATCAACTCCCGTGATCGTGTAGATCGGAGTGTTGAGCCCGGCGCGGAACTGGCGGCCGATGAGCGTCTGGTCCCATGTTGTATTGTTGCCCTGCACGGTGTTGGAGTTAAAGGTGACCGTGGCCGTTCCGCCGCTGACTGAGGCCGGGCAGATGATCTGGCCTTTTGTGAAGAGGCCGTACCAAGTCTTGCGCGCGTAGATCTGGCGCACAATTTGATTTATGGCGTTCGGAGCCTGGGCCACAAAGTTCGGATTCCAAGCAGTAACTGCTCCCTGAATCTGCCCAAAATTATATTGCTGGACAAACGGAAGCACGCCAGCGTTCGGCTGGACCTGCTGGGGGATCACGATGGGAGGCGAAATAATTTTGATACCCTCCGTTCTTTAGGAGGGGAGGGGCGCGGTAACCGTCTGTGACCCCGCCCCTCTTTGGTTGATGCCTTACATTCCGCCGTTCAGGAAGTCGAGGAACCAGTAGCATGAACTCAGATCGGTTCCAGGAGAAACCTGCGGTGTGGTTGTCGGGTTTCCAGTAACAAGCAGGGCAGAGACTCCAGCATCAGCCCCGGTCGAATAGCCGCCGTTCTGACCGTTCATCTTGAATAACGCGTTGGTTAGGCCGGTTGCGATTACAGCGCTCACGGTGCCGTTTGACTTGGCGCCGTTGGTCAAACCCTGCGTGACAACAATGTTGCCGGGGACGTAGTTATTAGCCGCGGTGAGGGTGATGACGCCAGCCGTGGCAGCCGAAGACGCCGTTGCGAGAGAGTTGCTGATGGTTGACCACGCTGCGCTCGTAACCAGCGCATTGCCCGCCGTCACGAGTTGCCAGACGTTGCCGGTATCAGCCGCAGTCGTGAAGGTGTTTCCAGTTCCATTCCAGTTCGCGGTGAACTGCGTCGAGGAGGAGGATGCAACCTGGGCGATGACTCCGTTCGCCTTCGCGCCGTTGGTCAGGTTGTCAATGTAGACGAAACTTCCAACCGGGGGATTGAGGCTGGAAGTCATCGTCAACAAGCCGGCTGTAGCCAGAGAGTTGGTGATGGTCGCCGTCGCACCGAGTTGAAGCAGGTTCCCCAGTCCAGCTTGGACAACCTGGAAGGTGCCCGTGGTATCCGCGCCTGAAGTCACTGCGGCTGCTGTCCCAAGATTGAACGTGAATGCCGCCGTGGTCGCCGAAGCAACACGAACGATCGTCCCGTTCAAGGCTCCGAGTTGCGTGAAGGATTGCAGATAGACGAACTGATTCGCCTTCAAGGTATTACCCACAGTGACCGTGCCAACGTTTGCCACCACCGCACTCAAAGTCGAGGCTGCCGATGCCGTACCGAGGCCGAGCGGCACACCGGCGGGAGCGCCACCGGCCAAGCCAACGATCATCGTCACGGACTGAGCGGGAGCGGGTGTCGCACCAAACGAACTGGCCGGGAAGATGAACTGTGGCATGAACGCAGATCCGGCGGCATTACTCCCTTGAGTGTCCACGGCATAGCAAAACTCCGCACCAAAGTTTCCGATGACAGTCGTGCTGGTTGTCAGGGCTCCTGGAATAACGTAGCCTCCAGACGGATAATCCGAAGCGGCGGGCTGCGCCTGAAAAACCGTGTTTACCTGAGAAACGCCGACATTCTGCGTGCTGTCAGGAACTTTTGTAATCGTCAAAGCCATGACTGTTACTCCTTAGGTTCAACCCGCGCACCACTTCGATGCGCGGGCTTCCATTTAGAAAGTGGGATCGCAGTTGATCCAGATGTCGGAAGTGACAGCGGTGGAGACTGCAGTCAATGCAATGGCGTTGCGCGAGCTGAGCGGAGCCGAACCCGAAGCCGTGCGGGTTACAACGAAGTTCCCCGTCGCGCCGATCAGCGCATCGCCGATGGCAGTCAAGGCCACAACCGCGGCGCCCGAAAGGAATCCCTTGGTGGCGATGAAGATGAAGTTGCCATTGATGATCGTGTTCAACTGCGCGCCAGTCTTCGACCCCGGATAGCTGGTCGTATTCGGCAGAGCCCATCCCGCGAGGGAGTTCAGGTTGCCGCCCAGACCTTCCGACATCGTGCCGCTGACGGTCGTGTAGGTCTCATCCGTCCAGTAGACTGGGGCCGGATAGGCCAACCAGGCCGCACCGGTGGTCGAGACATAGCGCACATAGCGCACGATCAGCGGAGCGCCGTACCCGTTGCCGCCGTACAGCATCGACGGACCCTCGGATGCGCCCGGCGAAAGCAGATACGCCGCGCCGATGGGATTCTGCGCACCATTCGGCCAGCTTGGCGAGTTGACCGGAGGCTGAGTCGTGATCGTCGACGCATATGTGTCGATCGCGGTGTACAGGTTGCCAGTTGTGATGATCGGAAATTCTGTTCCGAGAGCCATGTGAAGCCTCCAGCGCCGTTGCGCCATTGCAAAATTCTTGTGGGCGGGAATCACCCCGCCCCGTTCAAACCACTACTAGCCCGTCACCCCGGACAAAATGAAGCCCAGCCGCGGCGCGCTGACCACAATGTTGCCGCCGAAGCAGAGCTGGCCGGCAGAATCAACCGAGTTCGGCAGTTCCTTGAAGCCGGTGAATCCGAAGCCGAACAACTCGTGATCCGAGATGTGGACGTTCATGAAGTCGGTGTTCATGCCGAAGACGTAGCCGCTGGGCACATACTGGTCGACCACGAGCCGCTGGTTGTTGAACCGGATGGCCGTGAAGCCGATATTCTGCGCCTGGTCGACCATGATGTTGTCGTTGACGCGCTGCGCCGGGACCATTTTGTTGTAGAGCTGGTTGTAGATCGACTGCGTGGTCGCGATCAGGTTCGGCTGGCGATTGCCAAAGGTGCCCTGGCCGTAGGCCTTCTGCAGCGCGGTGATCGACAGCGGCCCACCGACATTCTGGTAGTAGCCGTTGATGCCGGTCGAGGCGCCCGAGCCGGTGGCCGCGCGCGGCAAGCCGCCGTAGGTCGGATAGTTGGTGCCGTCATCGTACCCGGCGAGCAGGCCGTCCAGCGCAATCTGCGAGGACACGGTTCCCTGGCCGTCGTTGTAGATGTCGATCGCCAACGCCTGAGCCAGCGCCTGCGAGCCGTTGATCATCTTCTCTTCGACGAAGCTCATCACCGCATTGTTGCCCATGTTGATCGGCAACTGCGTGCCTTGAATGGTCACGTTTGCGTAGTAGAACTTCACCGCGAAGGTCATCGCCGTGTCCGTTTGGACATAGGAGATGTCGAAGGTGGAGCCTGGGGCAAATGGACCAGCCTTCAGCGGCGCATACTGGATGGGCTGCTGAATGTAGAGGCCACCCGGAAAGGGCTTGACTGTATCACCCTTGAAGATTTGAACGAAAACTGGAGATACCTTGTAATACTCGTCCACGATCTCGGGGACAATCTCCTGCTTCGTTACTGCGCTGATGTCATTGATGTTAAGCGCCATCACTGGCCTCCGTGGTTAAAGTTTGTTGAGTCCTAGCTCGCCATTTCAACCTGGCGAGCCTGAAGCCTGTCGAGTGCCGCGGCCGCGCGCCCCGCACCGGTCGCTGGAGCACCATCCGCGCCGGTCTTGCCGCGGTTGATGAACATTCGGATATTGCTGTTTGTCGCTGGCGGCGGAGTGGTTCCCGGTACGCCTGCGGATCCAGACCTTGCCTTCACGCGCTTCTCGACTTCTGTTTCGATGGTGCGCTCTGTCACGACCGGAGCCACGTAGTCGTTGTATGCATCGGTGATCGAACGATACCCGCGCGCCTTGGTTTCCGGCTTCTCCAGAAACGCATTGAAGTCGGCGGAGTCGAACGGCTTGCCAACCTCGCGCTCATGGCGGCCGTAGATGCGGTTCAACTCGTCGGCCCGCTGAATCGAAATCTTCACGGCGTTGTTGACCAACTCGTCGCCGCGCGTTTTCACCACATCGGCAATCCGAGCGTCAACGGTCTCGTTGATCTTGCCGAGTTTTGCGTCGAGCATCCGATCGATCGCACTCAAATCGAACTGCCCAGCGGCGGGCGGCGGTGTGCTACGCGCCGGAGGCGGATCGACCACTTCGGCCACTGGCGGCTCATCGCCGTCGTAGTAACTGACCAACTCTTCGCCACGGGCAAGGCGGGTCGCCACCGCGCTGTTGCCCTGAATCTTCGCGAATTCTGCCGGGCTCAAAAGCCCTTTCAAATCGTCGAGCAATGCCATACACTACTCCCTTCGCACTAAGCTGCGTGCGACTCGTCTGTTTGGGATGGTGGAGGTGATGGAGGCCCGCCAGCCGGCGGCTCCGGTGGTGCTTCTGCCGGCTTATCGTCGCCGGAATCCAAGTCTTTCGGATCTTTCTTCAAACCCTGGACAACCAGAACTTTGATGTCTTCCTTGATCTTGTCGATGCCAGGCTTCAGTTCCTTTTTGAGCTTCGACATCTTGCTCAGGACACGGTACACGCCCGTCAACCCCTTCATTAACTCCTCGTCCGCATCCGGTTCGCCGCCGGGCTTCTTTTGGGGAGGTCCACCCGCCGCAGCATCCCCGCCCGCAGGCAGGTTGTCGTAGAAATTCGGAGGGGCGGCTGTGGGGGCTGGCATTGGCATGGCTTAGTTACTCTTTCCGCGACCGTTTACCGGGTTGCCGGTTTTGACATTGACACTGTAGCCGCGCGACGGAATCGGTTCGCCGTCGTGGATCATGTGGCCGAAGAGCGCGATCTTGCCGCCGGTCATCTTGGGGGCCGTCACGGTCGGGCCAAAGGTCTCTTCGCTGACGCGATCATTCTTTGCCATGGGAATTACTCCTGGGTAGTGGGGGCCGGCGCACCGGCCCCAGTTCACTGTTGTGGTTGGTGCTTGACTACGCGAGAACTACTTCTCGCGCTTGGAGCCGCGATGAGTCTTCCGCGACTTGTGACCGCGCTTGTGACCTTTGCGAGCCATAGGCGTCCTCCTTCTTTGGAGCGGTTTTTTAACGTGGCCTTCACCACGGTCAAGCAAGATGTTGCCATCAAGCCTTCGATGCCAATATCGCACCACCGAGGAGGTTCCAGTCCCGCCTTGCGTCGCGAATTTTGATGGAAAATTACAGATTTGCAACAATGCGCTACAATGCGCTACTATTCGTGCATGGGAAACTTTTACCTCTCACCCACGCAGGTTGCATCCAAACTCCACGTTGGGGTCGAATCGATTCGCCGCTATTTGAGATCAGGTGAATTGGTTGGGGTTCATGTCAGCCGAAAATGCTGGCGCATCTCCGATGACGACCTGAATGAGTTTTTAAAGAAACGGAAGAGTTAGCTCTACTTCTTCCCGTGTGGATGCTGCATCGCGCCCGCCGCGCCGGCCATCGCAATCTTCTCCGCGGCCTCTTCTTTGAGCTCGGCTTCAATCTTCTCCGCGTCAGCTTTTGGTACGCCCAGTTTGCGATAGAGGCCTTTGCGAGACAAGTCTCCAAGTTTGCGCATAACGAACGCCACCTGCACCTCGTCCTGTTTTTCGATGGCTAGCAGACTTCCTTTGCGAATCGAGAAGGTCGCCTGGCGGACGAACTCTTCCGGCTCCATTCCCTTTTCCAGCCACTGCCCGTAGAGCGGCTCGAAGTCCGCATCCGTCAAGCCCTTGACGCCAAATTTCTTGATGCGGCTCTTGGATGTCTCGAACTGCATTTTGTTAGCTGTGACCATCGTGCCGACATCGGTGAGAAAACTGTGAAGGCCGCGGCCCATGAAGCGAATCGGAATGGACCGGGAGTTCATGATCATCTCCAGCGAGTCGCCACCCGGCACCTGCTTCTTCTGCGCCGCCTGGTTGATGGCCGCCGCGCCCGAGGTCATGTCCTGCTCTTTTTCCACATCCTGCTTCATTTGGAGGACGTAGGCCGGCAACTCAGGCGGCTTCGGGAACTCAGGAGACTTCGGCGCATTGTTGTTGTACATGATCTTGCCGCCGGGCGCGCCGGGATCCATCGAATCCCAAACTGACTGCGCAAACGCCGCCTTCGGCGCCACCATGCGCGGCTCGATCGCCGCCCGGATCATATCCATGATTCCGCCGTTGATCCGGTTCACAATGTCGCTCATCATGGCAATCGGTTCGAGTGGCGAGCAGCCGTTCGGAGACCAGGGAACCCGAATCAGCCGGAGTTTGGCGAAAGGGTACATCGCGTGCCAGTAGGGGTTCGGACCATCCTGCAGGAGCTTGCCGCCGGCCGCGATAACAAACCTGCCGCGGGGATACCAGAGGCAACCAGGTTCAACCATGTACGACCAGTTGTAATTGGCATCGCCGACCCGCTTTGTCTCGCCGGTTTCGTTTTTTGCCCCATCTTTGAACCAAAATTGCTTGAGCATGGCCTTGGGATAGCGCGACCGCTTCCCGTCCGCCTGCTTTTTGCCGAGCAACTTTTTGAGCGCCGGGTTCAGCCGGACCCACGAGGCTTCGGACATCTTGCCGGGCCTGGACATATCCCCGGTTGGCTCATTGCCTTCGAGATCTGGGTGTACATCGTTAGCCAGGTCTCCGTAGGCGCGCTTCAGGGTTTCGATGGTCACAGGCCAGCGCGCGATAACGCATTCGTCGTCCTGAATCCGGCTGCCCGCGCCAATCGTCATCACGTTGAGCGGCCCAAGCGGCATGAACTCGCAATCGCCCATTCCGTTGTTGAGCGCGGAGTTCCACTGGATTTTAGCGTAGCCCGTGTGGAGAAGTGCCCACATCACAGCCTGGGTTAGCTCCGCCTCGAAGTCGGTGAATCGCGCCCACATCCCGGTCATCTCGTTGAGCAGGTCTTGAAGTTTAGTAAACTCCTCGTCCTCGTTAGCGAATTTGACTTGGAAGTCGGGTTCGATGTCGGTGAGCAAGCCGGCCATCTCGACAAACTGCCGGAAGAGGCGGTTGACTGTGGGGCGGGAGCGGCCAAACCGGGACTTCGCGTTCCACTGCTGGCCGGAGATGTAGTCGATGAGCCGGGAGGTCAGACGGATCTCGCGGGAGTCCGCAAGTTCGCGCTCGCCTTCTTCGTAAACGGCATCTGCCCAAGCGAGAACATCCCGCTCCAGCGCCTTTTCCGGTCTCTCTTTGAAGTCAGCCATCGCGGAAAGTTTACCTGATGCCAAGGGTTTCGATGAGAACTTGCGGGGATATTTTCCTGGGGTGGTTATTCAGTGTGTGCCAGAGCCCCGGCGATGCGCGTCTCCCACTTGATGACCTCGGCGGTCAGATTCTCCACCTGGCCGGATAGATCGGCGTTCAATTTGGCCGCAGCCACCATCTCGGCGCCGTTCTTCACGCCCAACTTTCGCAGTTCGGCCGCCTGCGCGCCGTCGATCAGAACCGGCTCGCCAGCCATGCAGCACCGGATGAGCGAGGCTATTGTCGGATGGAAGCGCTCGCCCAGCGCCTCTTTCGCTCTCATCAACACTTCCTGGTTCACCCATACCTCGGCTTTCACGTCGCCGGCTCCCGCCGCAAACCGAACCTCGGTTTTCATCATGTCCGGCTTCATCGCCCAAAACTGCGCGTGGCTGAGCCGGTGGCCCATCAAGCAAAAGCAATCCCTGTTATCCCGCATCGCCTGGACTGCAGGGCTTCCATTGTTGCGGCACATCGGGCAGTACGCCCCGGTCACATTGTCGCCTGTCAGCATTCTCGTCTCCTACCACTCATCGCCGAAGTCTTCCAATCCCCGCCCTGGCCCGGCGTTGGCCATAGCGCTCTTGTAAGCCCACACCAGATCCGGAGTGATGTCCGTCGTGGCGAGGCCGTGCTTCGAGTGTAAATCAAATTCAGCGCCCATGGTGTCGAAGATTGGCGAGTAGAGTGTATTCGCGTTGCAAACCAGAATTGGCTTCACCTGCCAGCCAGCCTTGCCTTTGATCATCGTGTCGGCTTCCGCCTGGGTGTTGTACTGCCCGCGCTGGCGCATGATGTTGTCGTAGACGCCGTAGATGTGAAGTTCGCCGCTCTGCCGGACGTGCTCGGTCGCCGCGCTGGTCTTCAAGTGCTTCGTCGTCTCGCGCAAGCAATAGAGGCCGATCATTGCCGTCATCACGCCATCATCTTCATTTCCCTGCCCTTGAGATTTCCCGCCGTTCTCTAGCGCCGCAAAATCTACCATCTCGTCGAGCAGGTCGGCATCTCGGATAACAACTGTCCGGTCGAGCAGTGCCTCGTTCATGGTTCCGATGATCTCGTCGCGAGTCTTTGATGTGGTCAGCCAATGCAGGTAATTGCTCGCTTGATGCGTCAGCCGGTCTTTGAATTGCGGGCGGTAAAGGTTTGGGTAATCCATGTCGCGCAACTCGTTGCCGGTTGTGATGCCGTCCTTCATGTACTCGTTGGCTACTTCGGCACCATTGTAGAAGAGGCCGATTGCCGCAACGACGTGCGCGAATTTCTTCGGAGGTATCCAGCCCCACCAGGTCGCAACTTGTGTATCTGGCTCTATGCCTTGCCCGGCACGAAAAACATTCGCAACCGAGAAGTCTCCGCCGTTTCCAAGCGCAACGTCATCGGACACATAGTAAGTTGCCCCCTGCTCCGGCATCTCCCAGATGTGCATTCTCTTCCCGCCACGTCCCGACTTACGTCTTGGGAGAATCTCATCATCCGCAACTGGCATGATGTCGTCAGTGTTGAATCGCGGCGGCTCCATCGAAACCAGACTAATCTCTCCGGCATAGAGCGGCTTGCAAACCTTGTTGATTTCCTGCCATTCAAGAGAGTCGCGATCAAACGCGCAGAGGCCTGATGATTGAAACGCTTCATTGGGTGTGAGGGGATACGACTCAAGGAATCCAGCTTTGGTCCCTGAGCGCTTCGCCGCGCGCAGACGAACACGCCGGAAGTTCCAGAAAGTATCTGGTATCTCGAAGTGCTCTTCTTTTTTAATGCGCTTATTGAATGTCGTCTCTTCTTCGGATAAATCAAACGCTCCCTTGATCGGCAGATAGTATTTCTTTACCTTATAGACTGGAATCCAGACCGGGCGCATATCGCCGTCTCCATCAACCGCCGAACTCCATTGGTCATAAAACAATCCTTGACGCCCATATCCAGTTGACTCGAAGACCTGGAAGGTGTCGAGCGCGTTCATTGACGGCTTCACGTCGCCTTCGTAAATCTCATCGTTAGGCCAACGACTTACCTCTGAAGCATGGAGACATCTGATAGTGCGGCCGATGGCCACTCCTGAAGTTTGTGTCGCTGGAGATACTTGCAAGGCGGAGCCAAGCCCAGGGTCTACCATGCGCTCTTTCTCGTCGGCGCGCTGAAACTCAATGGCCCCTTTCTTCGTCTTGTACATATACTCAGGCCTCAGCCACCATGGAAGATTCGCATAGGCATTCAAGCTGAGTTTGTAGATATGCTCTGATGTTACCTCGTTCTGCGCGATAATCATTGTGAAGCAATGCGGAGTGAAGATGGTTCGATGGAACATAGCCGCCGCCGTCCAGACCGAGATACCTGTTTGCCGCGGCTTGAGAACGATAATCTTACAATAACCGTTCGCCGCCCACTCCTCGCACATCGCCTGATAGACAATCTCTTGATGGTCCCAGAATGGATAAAGGGATTTTAGAACACCTTGCTCGGTCGTGATGAAGTGGTAGTTCTCAAGATAGTAGCGGAGGTCAAGCGCTTTTTGAACTTCGTTCTCTATGAATACAAGACCGTCTTTGGGAAGTTCCGCCCAGGCGCGAGTAATATCCTGATCGCAGCGGATATAGTGGTCCTGCAAAACATCGATAGCGTCGTTGAGTGAGGAGTCTTTACGTGGTACTCTCATCCTCAACCTCTTCCTCGTCTTCGCCTTCGTCTCCGCCAAAATCTTTGAATTCGTCGGCGATCTCATCTTCGGCGCTGACTACCTCGGCCTCTTCGATCTCCTGTTCGTTCGCCAGGCCGATCTGTTCGCGCTTCTTGCGAAGGATCTGCTCGAAGCTCATGCCGGGACCGAAGCCGTCTCCGGCAATACCTCCGGCATTGAATTGTTGATTCAACTGCAAAGCCGGAGTCTTCGGCTGGACCGTCTCCATCATGCCGCGGACTTGCTCAACAGTTTTCAGGCGCATCGCGGTGTCGGGATGGGTTTTCACTTTCCCGGTTTCCTTGTCCACGAAGATGACCTTCTCAGCTTTCATGCCGTCTTTGAAAACAGTGCTTACACCTTCAAGCTGGTCCATCAGCACCTGGACAGCCTTGACGTTGAGCACGGAGAGTTGGTTGCGGAAGGTCCATTCCTTGATGCGGTCAATCGACGCCTTGACGGTGAGCGGATTGACGCCCTCCTCGGCCGCCAACTGCGCTTCGGTTTTTTGAAGGCCTTCGATCTGGAACCAGCGCCGGAGATCTGCCTCGGTGGGACTCGCCAAGTTCCGATAGCGGTTCACGCGGCTCTTGCTGCGCACGGCCAGCGCCGAACCTGGCGGCGGCACAGGAGCTTTGGGTGGCCTGTCTTGCTTTATTTTTGCCGCTGCGGGCATGGACTAGACCTCGGCTGGGGATTCTGTGAGGAGCGCCTGCTCTTCGGTTTGGGCTTGCTGATCGAGGGCCGCGGTGGGGCTCAAGCCAAACCCGGACGGAGGCGCGCCAAAAGTGGACTCCTCGGGCGCAAATTCTTCGGCGCCGTACTCGTGTGTCGACCTGGACTCGGTTTCGAGGAAGAGCTGCTGGAGGACGCCGATCGCCTTCTCCAGCCGGAGGCAGGCTTGGATGCTGCGCGCGGCGGCACCCTGTAGAGCCTCAGCGTTGATTTTGTCGATCCCGGCCTGCATGGCGGCGCGGTGTGCTTCCAGGATGGCGGCCAGCTCCCGGCGGTGGTCTTCGAGCAGCCCGCGGACCTCGGTGCGAATTGCGACGAAACTTGACTTAGCTGACTCGATGGTAGCCTTACTCTCCGCCTGGTGCGCGGCCAGTAGCCGGCCAGTCTCTGCGTAGACTGCGGTGAATTGCTCTTTCGCGGCGGCGAGTTGGCGCTTCAAACTCAATGCCAACCAAATCAGCACGGCAACCCCGCCCAGCAGCAGGAACAGGAACAAGGCGGCGAGGATGGAGAGGGACACGATTCCGACAATGCTCATGGTTGGCAGTTTACGCTTTCATTTTTCCGCTTGCAAGTTTTTTTGTGGTGAGGTAGACTGAATTCGTCCTGCCGCCCAGGTTGGACTTGTAGGCGCCCTGGCTGATCACTGGGGTTGAAAAGTGGTGGGGGTGTCCTCAAGCATCCCCGCCCGCCTGCTTGAGGAGGAATTTTGAGTAAGAACACCGATATTTGGATGCCGCTCTACATCGGCGATTATTTGGCGGACACGTCGCACCTTGACGCTGAGCGAAGCGGAGCCTACCTTCACTTGTTGATGCATTACTGGCGAAAAGGCCCACTCCCAAACGACATCGACGCGATCGTGTCGATCACCAAACTCCGAGCAGAAAATGCTTCAAGCATTGCTCAAGCATTGCTCAATGAGTATTTTTTCCTCAATGGCGATGGTCGATGGCACCAAGGCCGAGCAGATGTTGAAATTGAAAAGTGGAACACTAAGAAACAGAAAGCAAAAGAGAAAGCGGAATTAGCAGCAAAAAGAAGGTGGAATAATAATGCTTGAAGCATTGCTCTATGTATTGCTTGAAGGTATGCTTAACACTATGCTTGGGCGATGCCCTTCACCATCACCTTAATCATCAGATGGGATTTACTTATTAGTTTTTCTATGTAGTGTATTTATCTCTCTGTACTTTTGTGGGCAAAACATCGAATTTGAATGATTTACAACGGTTACGAAAGGAAACTTCAATGCCAGCAAACCTCGAGCTTCTAGCCGCAAGCCGCGTGATGGTCGACCAGGTGATCGCCCGCGGACAGGTTCCCGTCATGTTCTTTATGAACCGCGCAACCTCCCAGGCGCTCGCCGAGACGCTGGCCGCCGCCTACAGGGAGCGCTTGTCCACCTTCCGGCGGCTGTGGCTGCGAATCCAGCGCGGGAAGGCTGTGCCTCAACTGGAGTCCCTGCACGGCATCCCTGTGGGCCGGGCCGACTACCTGCCACCTGGGGGTTTGTTCCTACAGAGCGTGGACCGCGCTCAGATGGGCCAGCCAGCGGCGCCAGCAGTTCCAACGTCGATGAGACCACCTGCCGGCATGGAACAGGCCGCTCAAGACGCGCGGCAGCAGCTCGCGGCGCGGGGTGAGGAATTCTGGAAGAAGGATCGCGTCCAGGCGCTGAACGACGCGATGGACGGCGTAGCGGCTGGCGAGATCCGGCCGACGCTGAACGACCTGTCGAGTGGGAACGGCGAGCGGCCGTCGGCGAGCGATGTGCTGATGAAGGCGATGGATGACGTGGATGATCTGAACGGCGTGGTGGTCGTGCGGGTCCATAGGAACGGGAGCGTAGACCTATGCCTCAATGTAGACCAGTTCGCCGCCCAGGGTGTGCTACAGCGCACGCAGATGTATTTGGCGCAGAGGGGTTACTGATGAAACACATCGTCTGTTTTAGCGGGGGAAAGGACTCAACGGCTTTGGTTCTCTGGGCTATTGAGAATCTGCCGGAGTTCACTGCCGTTTTCTGCGATACAGGATGGGAGCACAAGATTACCTATGCCTATATAGAGGAGATCAACCAATCACTGTTGGGCGGTAAACTCGTGACCCTTAAAAGCTATAAATATCCAGATGGAATGCGTCAACTTGTCCAGATCAAAAAGAGAGCTCCATCGGCTAAAGCGCGATTCTGCACCGAGGCTTTGAAGGTGCGCCCGATGATCGATTGGTTGAAGACCATAGACGATGAGATCACGGTCTATCAGGGGATCAGGGCCGACGAGAGTGAAAGCCGCTCTCGGATGGTTCACCGTCAGTGGTCAGACGATTTCGATGCATGGATCGATCGTCCGCTGCTGACCTGGACCGCAGGCCAATGCTTTGCGCTGATGGCCGAGCGTGGCGTCAAGCCGAACCCGCTCTACCTGATGGGCGCTTGCCGCGTCGGATGTTTCCCGTGCGTGATGGTCAACATGCGCGAACTGAAGGCGTATCTCGGTGGGACGCTGGGCGCTGAATTGCGCCGCCGGGTGCTCGACCTCGAAGCCATTGTCGGCAGCTCGTTCTTTGCGCCGACCTACATCCCTGAACGGTTCTGCACCGGCTTCGACGAGAAGAGCGGCAAGCGGTTCCCCTGGGCGCAAGACGTTTTCCGCTACATCGAGAGTGTGGACGAGGACCAGATCCCGATGTTTCCAGCGCGTTCATGTATGAGCGTGTACAACTTATGCGAGTGATCTACTCTTCTACCAGTGTCCAGCAGCCGTGGTGAACAAACTTCTTACCCTTCGGCGCAAGATACTTGAGGACGAGTTCGTTACCGGGTGACCTGTCACCTTTGTAGATTTGAGAAAGTAACTGCATTGAGATACCAATCTCATTTGCAAACTGGACTTGAGTTTGCCCACCCTGACGATCCTTCAGCATCTCCCGCAATTCTCTTGCCGTGTATGGCGCTGGTGTGGGTTTAGGCATGGTTCTTCCCCCATGCGCCCTTGACTCCCAATCCGAAGGGCAACGAGTAAGTGGACGGCAACACCCAGAGTACGCGCAGATGAAGTTTGGTCTTCCACTCATCAGTCAGCGCCGGGTACACCTCGACAGCCACAACTTCATGACCGAATATCTCGTGGAGCGCGCGCTGAATCTCTTCCCACGACAACTGCTCAATATCGCCGTGCCTTATCAATGTCGCCTGGACGACTCCTCCGATCGAAGTCTCCACTTTGAATAACTGGCATTCGATGCGGCTGTTGGCGTAGATAGCCATGCAGTTGA